GTAGCGGCCAGAGATCAGCGGCCCCAGTTGCACCGCCACGCGCGATGCCAGCGCGGCTAGCACTTCGCGCGTCATGTCTTGCGCGAACATGCCAGGCCGGTCCCGGTGGCATTCCAGCAAAATCACTTCCACGTCGCTCTGCAATGTCAGGCTGTTTTCAAGTGCGTCGTTCAAAATCCCACCCTCCTTCGTTGGTGTTGGCCGCTGGCGTTGTGCGGGCTTTTTGCTCTGCCCGCCGTTCTTCAGTCGTGATCAATTCGCTGTTGTCCGGCAGGGGCCGCGCCCAGGCGGGCGGGTTGTCCCAGTTCATCCGGCCCTTGGGGCCACAGCCGAGCGATTCGCACACGGCCAGGGCGTACACCCACAGATCGAGCGCCTCGTTGCGGGCGTGAATTTTTTGCCACTTGCCAGAGGCGTTGCGCACTTCGGCGCGCAGCTCTTCGAAGTAGCTTTGCGGCGCCCATCGCGGGGCATGGAAGAAGCCGGGGCCAGGGACTTTGCGGCGCAAATTGGCCGCCACGATGTCCTTGAAGTAGTCGGTGTTGACCATCCACACGGCCATGTCGTGCATGGGCTTGCCGTTGTTCAGCCGGGCATTGCCTTTGGTGACGGGCTTTTCTGTGGCGTGCTTTTCCACGCCATAGGAGGCGCCTTTGACCAGCAGGACGCGGCTGGACAGCCCCAGCTTGCGCAGGCGGCGATACCACGAATAAGCGTTGTGGCTTACGCCGTCTTCGCCGCCGGTATCAACGGCGGTGCGCAATACGCGCAGCTCGCGCCCAGTGTTTGTTTTGTAGGTGGCCTGCACTACTTTGGCATTCAGCAAGTCCCAGTCTTCGGCGTAGCCTGCTGGATCGACTTTGGCCGCCTGGCCTTTGCGCTCGGTAACCCATATGGCATACCGGTCAACCAGCCACGATTCAAGGTGCACACCAAAGGCGCGCACTTCGACCACAAAGCGCCCGCTCTGCCCGCCCTGAATGTCCACCGTGGCCACCAGAAAGCGGGCGTCGTCAGGGACGTGGAATTGCTGCAGGTCTTCGAGCCGGTCTTGCACGCCCGCCTCTTTGTCCGCGATCAGGTGGCGCGGCAGGTAGGGCGCGCCCTGGTCGGTGTTGATCGTTGCCTTCAGCGTGAGGTCGGAACCCGACAGGGCCAGTTCGCGCAGGCCTTGCAGGTAGCGCAGGATCAGCGAGTCCCACTTTTGATAAGCCGCTGCCACCCCGCCCAGCCAATACCCGGCAATACTGGAGCGCGGCACTTCGCCCAGCACTTCTCCGTCGCTGTTGACGGTCTGGCCATCGGCCACCCAGCGGGCGGTTTCGATGCGGTTGAGGTGCGGTTTGTGGCGCTGCTCGATGATGCTGGCGCAGTGCGGGCACACGACGACAGCGTGTTTGTCTGCCAGGTCGTTGAGTTTGGCGGAGCGCACCATGTCCATCAGTTCAGCTTCGGCCGGCAGGGTGGAAAACAGGCCCAGGCCCGGCGCGGCCTCGAAATACTCGCTGCAATCGGGGCATTGCCAGTACCAGCGGCGCCGGTCGGATCGGTTGTAGATGCCGACGATGCCGGAAGCTGGGGGCGCCTCGTGCGGTGTTTGCGGGCGCCAGTGCGGGTCGGTGTATTCCCGGCCCGGCGAGGATTCGACCATGCACATGCCCCGGCTCAGGAAGGTTTGCGTGCGCTTCAAGCCCAGCGCGTAGGCCGGGCCTTCGCCGTCGATGTTGTCCGGCATGCGGTCGTAATCGGTCAGGGCAACATAGCGGTAATCGGACGATGAGAGCTGCGTGGCGGATGGCCAGCCGATCTTGACCCACATGCCATGCTTGAATAGCTTGTCGTGCGTGTTGTCGTCGTGCCCGCGCTGGCTCATGAGGTCTGCCAGCTTGGGGCTGTTGCGAATTGCGCGGTCGATGCGGATTTTGGAAAACTCGCGGGCCTTTTCCTGGCTCATTTGAATGATCAGCATGTCGCCAGGGTCGCTGGTGACGTTGCGGGCAAACCAAGAGTCCAAGAGGCCGAGCGTTTTGCCGCTGCGTGCAGGTCCGACAAAGCACACAGCCTCATGCTTGCGGCTGGCCAGCATGTCCATAGGTTCGATCATGTAGGGCGTTTCAGTGGCCGACCATGGCCCCGAGTAGCCCCCAGGCTGGCGAATCACCAGCGAATCAGCAGCACCCTGGCTGACGCTGGTGCGGCGCGGTGGCCTGAAGGCGTAAGCGGCTGCGCGGACGATGGGGGCTGCGCTGGTGAAGGCGGTCATTCGTCACCCCCGCCCACAGGCGCCAGTTTTGAAAGTCTGTCGGCCATCGCATCCATGGCTTCATGCAGCAGCGATTCCACCGATTCAGCAACGTCCCCGGCAATGCCGTATTTGCGCTCGAGGTTGTCGGGGATGGCGCGGATGTCCGAAGCAATGGCAGCGAAGGCGGTGGCAATCACGCGCTCCACATCGCCTGCAGGGATCAGCTCGCCATCACGGATCTGCAGGTCGCGGCGCTTTGTCTCGCCCTCGTACCAGGCCTTGCGGTCGCCGGGGCTCATGCTGTCCGGGTCGGCTTCGCTGTCGGTAGGCCCGGCAAAGCGCCATTGCGCGGCGGCATGCAGGTCAATCTCCCAGGCAATGCCCTTCGCCCCCCGCTGCACCACGGGCATGCCCCGGCGAATCCACGCCTCAATGGTGGGCAACGAGACATCAAAGAATTCCGCGCACGCGGCCTTGCTGCCGATGCGCACGCTGGATGTCAGGGGGGCTGGTTTCTGGCTCATGTGTTGCCTATAAACAACAGACTAGAGGGGCCGAAAAACTGTGAATTCCCGCGCCTGCGACCCGCCCGGCCCGCTATCCCCAGGGAGTACCTTTTTTGTTGCTTTATCGCCACACTTTGTTGCTCACACGCCACAAACTGTTGTTCAAAAGCAACGCGCATGATGGGGTCGACGATTTTGTCGTTGCGCGTCAGTGGTTTTGCGGTAGCGCCTGGCTTCATGCGCCCTCCTTCATGTCTTTCAACTTCGCCCTGTACTCATCCCGCAAGGCAATCAGTTCCTCTCGCGTCCACTTGTGCGGGGCGTTGTCCGACTCCAGCGCTTCCACCTTCTCAAGCCCGATCAACTCGACAAGCCGAATGCGGTACGCCGCCTGGTTTCCATGCAGGTAGGTGTTGCATTGGGCGCATTGCTTCCACACGTTGATTGGGTTCAGCGCATGCTGCGGGGCCGCTCCACGGCTCAGGTAGTGGCCTGCGTGCCATGCGCCCTGGTGGTGTCGGCCACATGAGATGCACGGCCTGCCCTTGTCCCGTACATGTACGATCCAGCGGTTCAGCGCCTGTTGTGCTTCTCGCTTCAAGTCGGCAATCGTCTTGATGGCCTCCTTGCGCGCCTTGATGCTGGCCCGCTCTACCTTGGCGGCGGCGCGGGCCATCTTTGCTTCGGCACGTTTTGCCTTCTCGGCCTGGGCATCGGCCCATGGCGCGATGCACTCGGAATGGATGCGCTGGCCGGTTTCGAGCTTTGCGCGGCAGTAGGGGCATGTGGTGCGGCGGAATGTCATTGCTCACCATCCCATGCTTTAAACCGAACGTCATGCTCTACACCGAAGGCGTAAAGCCACTCGATGAACGCCCGCGCCAGCTTGATCGTGAAGTCGCGCGACTGGATGCCCATCAGCACCACCTCGCCGCGCAGTCCTCGGCCCATTCGCACATCGCCGAACTTCGCCCACTCGCCGGCCAGGTCGGAATCGTTGCGGGTGTCGATACGAAAGGCAGAGATCAGGATGCGCTTGGCGTCCTCGGCGTCTGCCAGGTCTGGCACGCGCTCACCCATCTGCTGGGCAATCTGGCCGATCAAGCTGTGGAAGTGGCGGTTGTGGTTGTCACGGCGTGTCTCAGGCTCCAGCTTTGCCACCATGCGATGCCCGGCCATCAAATACGGCTTGGCGGTGTTGTAGATGTGGGTTATGGCCTTGTGGGCCTGCACAGGCTCCCACAGCGGCATGACAAGGCGCTCGCTCACTCCGAAGCCTC